AATCTTCATTTGTAGTGTCTGTATCATTGTTGGCTACATCAGCATCAAATTCTTCTTTTGATGCGTATTTCTTTTGAGTTCTTTTATTAATTATCTCTTCTTCAGCTTTAGCTGGAACAACTGGTACTTCTTCACCATTAATCATTACTGTTTTTTGTGTCATTGTTTACGTCCTTGCCGATTGTATTTTTTATAACATCTTTTCTTACTTTTGTTAAGACTCTTGGTGTGACGTCTAGGTCTCTTCCTAGGCTTATCTCTTACTACAAAATCTTTAAATTTTTTAGCCATTTTCCTGTGATCTATCTATCAAAGCATAACTTACAGCACCTGTAATCTCATTAGCTGTTCCCGCTTGTAGTTTTAAAATATCATTAGCTTCCATATTTAAAGTATTACTTATCATATTTGTAAATTGTGCCGACAAAGTTGCATGACTTATCTCAGCGTCTGATCCACCAGATTTTTGCAAATAAGTATCTAAGACCACACCTCCTCCGGCCTTATGACTAGCCTGCACTGTTTTTACAAGAATAGTTGCATCTGCAGGACATGTTAAAATAGTAGTAAGATTAGTTGTAGTTAAATCGAATGTTTCGCTTTTGTATCTTATTGTCATGACATAAAGTAATTAAAGGTGTTTTGTTCGTTTTTTAATTCTTGTTGATATGAAGTATTTAATTTATCTTTTAAAGTTTGTAAAGATTGTGAAACCTGTCTTTGGTTTTCCTCTGTGTAAGTTGGTGTTGGTTCTGGAATAACTATATCTACTCTTGCCATTATCTCATTCCATCAGGTTGAATATCTGCTCTAAAAGTACCATATCTCCAATTCTGATCAGTAGATGTATTAGCAATTTTTACACTAGCAAATCTAGATCTTGCACGAGTGTCCACTTTATCTGTAGAGCTTGTTACAGTGAAAGGGCCGAGAGGCGAGGATGTTGAAACGTCATTCGGGTATCTTCTTAAATTAATAGTAATCTCTGCATTACCTGTAAGTAATTTAAAATCAGGTATAAATCTTCTCATACTCATAAAATTTTGTCCTTCTCCTAAATCAAAATCTCCAGATTGTATAAATGCTTCGATAGCTGTTTTGTTGCCTGAAAAATCAACTTCATTATTACCAACTTCGTGTGCGTAATAAATTGAAGACCCTGTTATATTTGTAACCCCCTGTATTGTTGGAAAGGTTGGTGTTCCTGTTTCATTGTATTCTGTAGCATAAGGTTTATCGTACAGCGTTGAGTCCTGCCAAGATGTTCTTGATAAAGAACCCGTTGTCCAAGTGTTTTCTGTGTAATTATAAGTGACCACTCTATCTATATTTGTTGATCCACTTTTAGGGTAGAACCAACTTACTTCTTCATATAAATGATTTAAACCTGCATAAATTTGTTCACCACTATTATAGTTTAACCCTAAATTATCACCTTTATCTGTAAATACAAAATCTTCTACTAAACAAGGAACTGATTTAACAGTACCATCATAAACAAAAAAACTACCTGCTTGACCCATCCACCATACTCTACCATTGACATATTTAATCGCATGCTGACCAATCAATCCACAATTACTTCCTACTTGTCTTATTGAAAAAGTAAATGGAGGACCTACAAACTGCATGACATATGCAGAAGAATCAGTAACTATTAAAATATAATCTTTTGCTTTAGCGGCTCCAACAATTGTAGTACCACTATCTAATCTAAATGTGCCTGCTGTATTTACTGAAGTTGGTGCATAGTCAGATAAAGTTTCTTGATCACTAAATCTAATAAACATTGGATCTTGAGTTGAAGGAGTTCCAATAGTTGTTTCAGTTCCTAAAACAATTAAATGTCTATCTCTTTCAGATATAATTGACATAATCGATGTTGTGGGTGCACCCGATACTGCGGTTGCTCTGGTTTCTAGTGCTGTTGCTGATACATTAATTGGATCCCATTCGAAAGTTTTTCCATTTTTAACAGTGGCTACTAATTTTTGTCCAAAATGATCTAAAGACCATGAAGCAGGTTCTAATTGTACATTTGATGATAACGAAGCTGAACCCCAAGCTGTCACTGCTTCAATAGAAGCACCATCAGAATGAGCTGATCTTGTTCCTGCTACATCTCTTGTAATACCAGTTAAACTAGTTGACGTAATTCCTGTATAAGAAATAAATTCTGATCCTACTTTAATTGTCCCTGTTGTTGCAAAACCAGTGGTCGATACAACATCTATAGTAGTTCCAGTTCCTCCTGTTCCATTGGCATCATCTAGAAGTGCACCATTTAAAGTAGTTACAATTCCTGAATTACCTCCCCATGAAGCTGTTCCCCAACCAAACCCTGCCGATTGGTTTAGTGGACCGAATCTAATATAAGGATTAATTGTAGCTGCTCCACTAGTAGAGACAGAAACTGCAGCATTGGTTGCCATTGTTATTGTAAAAGCATCATTACTTGTTAGGCCTACAACTTGAAAACTATTTGTTGTAAAATCTGCATCTACATAACCAGCACCAACTGGAGGGGTTACTGAAGTAAATGTAAAATAATCTCCTGCAGATAAACCATGTGCTATTTTATTAACTGTAACTGTAGGGGATGCGTTTACTGTAGTAAAGGTTGCTCCGGTAATTGCAGTGTCTAATGGAGTGATGTCATAAAAATCACCCTCATAGTATATAGCCAAAATTTTATTAGTACCTATTGCAGCATATCTTCTTCCATCTAAATCAGCCCAAACTAACTGTTCTCTAACTACCCCAGCTAAAGTGTTTGCAGTAAGCTGCTCCCAACCGCCTATTTTTTCAGGTAATCCGTATCTAAACCTTACAAAGTCACCGTCAGTCCATTGACCTTCTGCGCCTGTTTCAGTTACTTGTTTATTGAATCCTGGTGTTATTTGTACTTTTGTTAAAGGCATAATCTTATTTTACAACAAAAATTAGTAGTAGTATAGAACCTTAAAATATATACTATAAAGGAGGCAGGGGGTATGTGGTGGTGCCCTGCCTCCATTATAATATACTACCTTTTAAACCAAGATGGAAGACCTAAATGTATTCTTTTATCAAACATATTATCTTTTGCCCCTGGTGTCTTACGATTATTATAGTGAAGAAATACTTGAGCACAATCTTTACCTTTAAATTTTTCTCTCCAATGTTCTAATTCACAACCACTGTAGACTAACATATCTCCTGGTTTTAAATCTACCTTAATACCTTTCATACCTTCTTTTCCCGATGGCTCTAAATAAATAGTCCAATCATCACCACCTAAATTCATAGTGGTAGATATTTCACAACTGAATCTATCTTTATGTCTTTTAAGAATATCACCTTTTTTATAAATTCTTGCATAAGTATATGATGGATATAGTTTTAATCCTGTAGTCTTTTCCATAATAGGTTGACACTTTAACATTAAAGTCTCCATAGCAATATCTGAATAACTTGAATAAGTATGTGGAATCTGTTCGTCTGCTCCTTCATAATAACCAAGTAGTGTTTCATAAGGTGAAATGTATCTAGCATTACGACAGGTATCTAATACTTGTCTTTTCATATGAAAGTAATTGTACAAGAATAAAGCTAAATCTTTATCTATTGCTTGTTTTATAATTACGTATTTATTTTTTTTAAATGACATCTTTAGCCATTTCTTTTGGTACTGCTTGTATGTTCCAATGTATAAATCTAAAAGGCTCTTTACCAAAATCTACTGCAAACTCATGTTCTAAAAAACCTGGAAAGATGATTAATGTTCCTGGTGTTGGTTTATAATTTATAAGTTCTTCACCAGGCCATACACCTTTTTGATTTGGTTTCATTTTTAATTTTGTAGCACGTGCTCCTGTTCTTGGCTCGTGAAATACAGGGTAAGAAGTTTTATCACTACACTTTAAAAAGTAAAAACCGGATACATGTTGATTCCAATGTACGTGTGCTGAATGATGACCACCACCTTTTTTAGCAAACTCTTGTACCCACATCTCACTAAACATAGTTGTGTATTGCTGCATATCAAAACCTTGATGATCTAAATATTCCCAAGACTTTTGACCAATGTAATTTCTAAAGTCTCTAAAATCATTATCAGCTGTAAGTGGTGTTGAATGATATGATCTTCCAAAATCACCGTGCTCTTTAATAAAAGTTTTTTCTCTTGTTCTTGCATCTTTAATATATTTATTAGATGCTTTAGTTAAAGATTTTATAAACTCAGGTTTTTGTTCAGACCAAATAGTTGTGTTGAAGTAATTATTTATATACATATTATTTATACCTTTCTATTATTTCTTTTGGGATGTATTTCATTACATCATATTTTGAGTTTTTTACTTTTACATATTCACTAAGCTCTTTTAAAAAAAAATCTGTGTTGTTTACTAAATCTTTATAGTAAAAAATTTTATAATTTTGTTTTGTTTTTATAATATTTTCAATACTCCAAAGAGACTTACCTATCAAACCTGTATGAACGTCCATTAAATCATACACATAATTTTTAATTGCATTTTTATCAACACCTTCTTCTAACTTTAATCTCACAAATGAGCTAATGCATTCTAAAACAGGTCTAATTAATAAAATAAATTTTGGTTTTTTAATTATATGTTTTATAAATTTTAAATTACCTGGTGTACC